AAGGAATATCACAGCGACGGCGGGGCAGGGCAATCCCCCCCGGCGGGCCGATATAGGCGCAACCGCCATGACCGAGTGGGAAATCTGCGAACTGTTCGGGGTTATCGCCCCGACGGTTCGGGCGGGGATAAAGGCACTCTGCAAAAGCGGAGTCTTGAGGGAATACGGGATAAGACGGACTATCCGCATATCGGACAAACGCAGCGTGGAGGTTTACGGCCTTGAAACGATAACCGCCCTCGCTTTCCGCATCGACACATCCGGAGCGGAACAGGTACGCCAAGCCTTGTTGGATAGGATAACGCATAGGCGAAAAGAGAAAACGACCGTTTTCGTTTCGCTGTTCACGGACGGGAAACCCTACAGCCGTTGGCAAGCGTGATGACCTATCAACAAGCCACCATATCATCATGTAACCATATCAACAAACAATCCTGTCGATATGGTGATACGTGGTTTATTCCTCTTTCAGATTTCAGAGGAAAGCGGAGCAATCATTCCCGTTTACAAAGGCAAAGCAAGCACGGGGCTTGATGTCGGCTTCAAGGTCAAGCGGCTATGCCGTTTCCCGACAAATCTTCCTCTCGCTTCGCTGCGAGCGTATTTATCGGGAAAACCTTGCTTCTGACCGCCCCATGCAAAAGAAGCCTTTACAAACGGAAACGACCGCCCCGCCACCCACCGACCGAAAGGGAAAAATAATATATGGAGAGTTTGAGTTGGGCAAGTGCAGGATGTTCGGCACATTCGACAAAGTGAGTATAGTAGGTTCTCTTAGTCAAGTCGGTATAATGAAGATATTGATTATAGTAAGAGAGGAGTACACCACCATTTTCTTATATATTCACTCGAACATGGCAAGGTATGTTTTGAGTTACTCAAAACCTTTCGGGTTACTCCCGAAAGTGTGTCCGCATGAACACAGCAAGATGTCTTTTCAGCCGCTCAAAAAGATTTGAGCATCTCGAAAAGTCTTGCTATCCGTGCGGACAATCTCGCCTCCAAAGTTGGGAGATTTCTACAAATAAACCTAATATGGTAGCTGTTAATTCGCGAAAAATAGGTAATTTTGTAGTCTAAACGCAATATTTATGGATAACTATAAACTTGTAGAGCTTTTTGTTGCACCGTTACAAGAATGCCTTGATTATAAACCACATTTTGGAGACAATTCAAAGAAAGATGGTTTTTCAGTGGAAGAGTTTCTTATGATGTATGGTCAAGACCCATTTTACTCTTGGATTGGTTTAGATTCGCCATATATGTATGCGGCACATAAAACAGCTGGGAGCATGACTTCTGTATATAGACAGATTGGAATTGGATGTGAGAGACTTTTTCGACAAATTATATTTGAGCAAACAGGATATATAAACTATTCTTCTTCTCAATGGTCTTACGATACGACAACAAGAGCAGGTAAGAAAAAAATATTATCTCTTGATGGTCGTTTGGAAATTAAGGATATAAACAATGCCATTGTTAGAAAAAACGTGGAACAATGGATTTATGACTATTTGGTCAATCTGGAAGTTGATGTCAGAGAATTAAAAGGTGCTGTTTTTGAAGTCAGACAAGGATACAAAAGCAAAGATAGTAAACGCCAAAATGCTGATTTAGACAATGCAACAGTTGCATATTCAAAGAGCTATTTACCTGTATTTACTATATTTTCTTCACAGATAGATAATGACATTGCATTACGTTACCGTAATGGTAAGTGTGGTATACTTGTTGGAAATTTGCATGGTAACTCTCTTTCTTCGCTATTTACATTTTGTAATGAAGTTCTTCTGTTCGACTTGGCATATTTTTTTGAAAAGAACTCAGGTGTTATTAAGAATCGAGTAAACAATGTCTTGAAAACCCTATTTGAAGTAAAATGAATCAGCGAAAGGATTATACATTTAAATATAATGAAAAAATAGGTAGGCACGGTTGGCTACGTTTAACGCCTGCATATTCCATCAAACTTGTACAGGATATTTTATGTTATAGTGATTTATTTTCAAATAAATCCTTTCAAGAGAAAACAATACTTGATCCATTCTGTGGTACAGCAACTACAGGCATAGTTGCTGCAGAGCTTGGATTAGATTGTATATTGTATGATATTAATCCTTTTCTTGTTTGGTTTGGCAATATAAAATCTAAGAATTTTAATACTAGTGAATTAAAAGGATTATATGATTTTGTATCAACTGACTTAGAAAATGGTTTATTTGATTTTAACAGAGATGGGTATTGGGTTCCACCTATGAAAAATATTGAGCGTTGGTGGAACGATGATACGCTGTTTGTCCTATCTGCACTACGGAACTATATTTGCTTTAAATGGGGAGTACCTTCACATAGTGGAAATCACAATCTTCTATGGGTTGCTTTTGCAAGATTAGTAATTGAAACATCCGCTGCGGATTTCAGTCATATATCTGTGTCATTCAAAGAAAAAACAGCAGAGTACACATCTACAGCTATTATTAATTTATATCTCAATATACTTGAGGGTATTCTTCATTCTGCAACGAGTGAATTAAAAGGTCGTGTTGCAATCATACACGGAGACTCTCGAACCTTAAATAAGGACGATAATAAGGTTGATTTAGTTATAACATCTCCTCCATACCCCAATAGGATTAGTTATATACGCGAATTGCGACCATATATGTATTGGTTAGGCTTTTTAGAAACAGGAGAACAAGCAGGAGAATTGGATTGGAAAGCAATAGGTGGCACATGGGGAAGTGCTACAAGCAAGCTTTTTTTGTGGGAAAGTGAAAATAAAAATTTACCACAAGAACTGTTTAATGTGTGTTCTAAGATTGAACACACTGACAATAAAAACGGGAAGACCATGTCCTTGTATGTGTTAAAATTCTTTGAAGACATGTTTACGCATTTATCTAATCTAAGAAATCGTTTAAATAATGGCGCGGAAATTAACTATATATTAGGCAATTCTTCTTTTTATGGAAATTATGTGGATACAGATAGTATTGTAAAGGACATATTATACCAATTAAATTATTCGGAAATTAGTTCATGCATAATCCGTAAAAGAAATTGCAATAAAGGACTGTTTGAATATAAAATATCAGCCAAATGGAATAATTAACTTATGAAGCAATTATCCATGTCACTTTAAATATGCAGATATCTATGAAAGATAAAGTATTATACTGCGGAAAAGAGATTGTTTGGCTTGCGAAATAAACTTAGCAGTATGTATGATGATATTCTCGGAATGGAATTATATAGGCAAGGGACATTTAATTTAATTTAATTTTAAAGAATAAATAGACCAATGTCAAAATATTCTCTATCTTTGCCGAGAAATAAAGAGTTATTTGACAGCATAGCACCGCAAATCACTGAAATTTGCACGGTTTCCAAGTCGTTACCGCTGTTTCTCAAATACTCCGTTAAATGTTTATTTCTCAAACGATTGTATCAAACCGTTGAAAATCTAAAATAAAAAGAGGAACATTGGGGCCATAAAACCCGCCGGCATTGCAAAAAGAGACAATATTCAGTGGAAGAATATGACCATTTTCCCGAATAATGATTGTATCTTTGGAAGGTAAATATGTTTAAGTCATGAAAACCAATCGGGAGGAGATATTGCAAAATGCCCTGCAACTCTTCATGTCGATGAATTACGAGAGCGTCAGCCTGCAAATGATCGCCCACAGCGTCGGGTTGACCAAAACCGGGATCTTCAACTACTATCCCTCGAAACTCGACCTGTTCAACGATTCCGACGTCATCGAGGGAATCTCCTTCGCAGATCTCGGACTCAGCTGCCAGACCGAAATACAATATAAAAAAGAGTGCGTTTTCGACATCACGGCACTCGTGCCGATGATCCTCCTGCTGGGTCCCGACCCCGGCAGCGAACACGTCTTCGACGTCAAGGTGACCGATCTCGCGGGGCAGGTGACCGAGCAATCGCTGACCTTCACGGCCCCGGCGCTCGTGCGGGTAGATCA